TGAGAACCCCAACAGGTGGCTATCACACTCGCCGATCGTTCAACGTGCCTGTTGAGGAAAAAGTATGAGCGTCGTACTTCGAGAAGTCCTGCCCACAAGCACAAGCTGGCAGGTACCACCTTTTGAGGCAGCCCCGACGATTCGCCTCGGCTGGGTAGAGGAAGCCATCCAAGAGGGTGAGGGTTACATCTCCGGCCAGCGCTCCTACCGGAACCTGGCCCACAACATGAGGATATTCGACGGCATCTTCAATGATCGCCGGCGATCGACTCTGGTCAGTAATGACCTGAAGTACAACATCCGCAAGTTTGTCGAAACCATCTCCGACGTTCGCGAAATCGGTACTGTCGGTTCAGACGCCACACAGTATAAGCAATTCGCTGAAATCGAAAACAACGTGATGAAGTGCATCTACACGGAGGCTCAGTTTCCGCGGCAGTTGCGCAAGGCTCTTCAGTGGGCCGCCGTTACCGGCGTTGGATATCTTTGGCCCAAATGCAAAGCCGAGGATTATGGCTTCGGCGAACGACAGATCATTTTCGATGCCCTGGGATTGCTCGATGTGCTTCCGGTTCAGGTACCGGCAAACAACGATATCCAGGAAGCCTACGCAGTCACCATCTACGAGTACATGCCGATCGCCGAAGCTCACGCGCGATTCCCGTTGTTTCAGGCAAGCCTGTTGCCGGTGAATCAATGCACGTATCCTTCGCGCTTGACGGCAAAGCGGCTGGACTGGGCCGAGAAGTTTCGATACGGCGGAGAAACCAGAAACTGGGGAAACCTGTACTGCGAAATCCGTTACACGTTCGTCCGTGATCTTCGGATCAACAAAACTGGGTTCGAACTACCGATGGGCGATGTTGACACCAGTTGGTTTTACAAGGTGCCGACGCTGGGCCAGGACATTCCCGGCGGTGTCCTGAACAATCAGCACGTCATGCGTAAAGCGCAACTGCAGGACTGCCGTGTGTATCCCAATCTTCGCCTGATGATCACCAATCCCGGAGTGTCGATGCCGATGTATGACGGGCCGGCGTTTGACTGGCACGGGAAAATGCCGGCCGTAGCCTATACCGTCGACGACTGGCCGTGGGAAGCGTTAGGGCTGTCGCTGGTGGAATCGGTCAGTTCGGTTGAGCAGACAAAGCGCAAGCATGAACGTGGAATGGACGAAGTACTAACCGCGCGCATGAATCCGCCGATGGGCTACGATCGAACATCGACGGGTGGCCCGAAAGTTGAAAACTTCGATATCTTCGAGCCCAACGTTCGCATGGGTGGCGACGTGATCCCGAATCAAACCTTTCAGTCGCTCCTACCTGACGAAGTCCAGATCACCGATACGAATTACAAGTTTCAGCAATTCCTAAAGGAGCAGGAAGAACGGCAGTTGGGCATCAACGACCTTGGTTCGCTGATGGACGCGAAACTGAATCTATCGCCCGACAGTTTCGACAAGGCACTGGAAAGCGTTGGCCCGATCGCAAAAGGAATTGCGACGTCGATGGAATCGGGCAACGCCAAAGTGGCCAACATGCTCAAGGTGATGATCCCTCAGTGGATGGATACGGCCAGGATCATCGAATACGTTGGGCCCGACAAGGTCACCTCCGTTCTGATGGACTTCGATCCCTCCAGCATGATTCCGTCCCATCTGATAGACGAGTATGTAAACGGGGAATTGCCTTTCGATATGGTCGAAGGCGAAGTCGTCAGCCGAGCGTCGATGTACGACCAGCTCACGCGCGCACGCAGTTTTGCCAAGAAACTTCGACTCGTTTCGGTTCCGTCGACGTTGCTGAAGATCACACAGGCGCAGGAACAGGCGAAGTATATGGCACTCTACAGCCGCGACTTTCCGATATCGCCGCATACGGTCGCAAAGAAACTGGGGATTGAAAACTTCGGTGAGATTCCTGGCGATACCGAGTTTGAAAAGTGGGTGAACTGGAAGAAGATCCAGATCGCGATTCTTGCGCAGGAACGTCAGTTCGCCGCCGAGCTCGGCATCGGTGGTCCCGACAGTGGTGCTTCTCCCAACGGTGCGCCTCCACCAGAAGGCGGCGGTGCGCCAAGCGGAGGCGGCCCCGGCGCGCCGCAAAAATCACCACCACACCAGGGCGTTCACGGAGGCGGCCGACCGGCATCGGACCAGGCGCCACCGAAACTTATCGTCAAGGATAAGAAAACCAATCCGCGGCCGGTCATCAAAACCAGCAAATGAATACTGACGCGATCATCAAAAAGAACGAAGATTACCTGATTACGGAAACCGTGTTGGACTCGAGCGTGTCGATCGAGAAATTGATTTCAGTTGTCCGATCCCAGCGGACGACTGGACAGTTGACGTTGTCTCTCAAGGAAGGCGGAATTCGCACGATTGTTCTCATTGAGCGCACCCGCGCGACGTCTCCGGAGCGCGATAAGATCCGCGAAATTTTAGGCATGCAGTAGAATTCGGTTGACAGTGTTGAATCTGTTGGCGTAATTCTTGTGCGTCACGAGATTCCGTTTTGCCTCTCTCGCGAGAGATCCAAAGTCGGCCTCAGCAACGAATTGTTGTTGGGCCGATTTTTTTGGCCCGAGGAGAAGCGATGGGGAAGAAAACGAAGATCGTGTCCGCTCACAAGCCGCACATGCGCAAGATGGCTGGTGGTATGAAGCGTGGCGGACGAAAGGGACGCAAAAAGTAAATGTCGTCACCTACCCCACCGCCGATGGGAGGAGGAGCACCACCGCCACAAGGCGGCGCTCCCGGAGGCGCGCCAGGCGGCGCCCCACCATCTCAGGCACCAGCGAATCCCCAGCAAGTCATACTCGCCCAGATTTACCAGGTTCTGAAACGACTCTCGCAGGAATCTCCTGTGCTGTCGGCAGGACTTGAAAAGGCCGCGGCGGGAATCCAGGAAGCGCAATCGGCAATGCTGTCCCAGGCTCCGCAACCAGGACCGGAGCAGAACCCACCCGTTTAAGGAGAAAGTATGCCAACCGTTGCAGAAACATTGAAAGCTTCCGGACTCACCGACGAACAGATCGCCGGGCTCGATGCCCGAATTATCGCCGGCTTCGACACCGTTCTGACAACCGCAGAACAGGCCCGTCAGTCGGCCGCGCAACTGAAGGAACAGGCCGAAACGGCCCAGCGTGCACAGGCCCAGCAGTACGACACGAAGATCGCGCCGGCGCTGGATCAGTGGGGCAACGAAAAAACGATGCTCGAAGCCGAGCTCCAGTTCTATCGCACTCAGAACGAACAGGGTCGCGCTAACGGTTTTATTCCCAAGGAAGCTCCCGGATACAACCGGAACGCGAATCCCAATCCGAACCCGAATCCCAATCCCAACGGATACGTTGCCAATACAAACGTGGTACCGGGTTCCCCCTCGTTTATGACGAAGGAAGAGGGCCTCCGCGCGGTGGCCAATGCCACATGGGCGGTCAGCGAGTATCAGCGGCTGCACGGAGCTCCGATCCCGGACGACATCGAAACACTTTCGGCCGAAGCCGAAGGCCGGCACATGAAGTTCCGTGACCATGTCGCGCAGAAGTACAACTTCGAGGCCAAGCGTGCCGAGATCGTTGCGACACGCCAGAATGCCGAAATCGAAAAGCAGGTCAACGAGCGTTTCCAGAAAAAGGAACGCGAACTGGTCGAACGCCTCGGCAATAACCCGAACGTGCGGATGGGCGCACCGTCGGAGTTTACGAATCTGAGAAAGGGTGTGGATTCCAAGACAGTTAAGGATCCGCTCTCCATGAGCAAACAGGAGCGACACCAGTACACACAGTCGCTCATTAACCAGGACATCGCGCAGAACGCCAGTTCGACCGTGAACTAGCTGAAGGAGTTTCTCAATGCCTTTTACTCTAGGTGATCCGCTCTATAACGAAATCGACGCGACAAATCTGGAATCGGTCCGGAAGAACGTCGTGTTCCAGAACCTGTTCGTCGACACGCCGTTTCAGGCGAAGCTGCGACGTGCCGGCGTCTGGGATCCGTTCCTGGGCGGTTCGGGAATGTTCGAAGGTTTCATCTACGGACGTCCCCAGGGCGCCGCGGTTGCTCCTGGTTCTACGGTGACGGTCACCCGTCAGCAGCAGAACACAGGTATGAAGTTCCAGCCAAAGGCCTACGTCTCCTGGAACCCGCTCGATGACTGGGAGCTCGATGACGGCTCCGGTACCGGCGGCGTGATCAACTCTGGTCCGTCGATGATCGCGAACCAGTACCAGATCCTGATGGAAAACATGGTCGAGATGATCAACACCATGTTGGAGATGGACTCGTTCCGTCACGGTCAGGCCTCCGGTACCGGCGTTTCCCAGAATCGCGTTCTCAACTCCAACGGACTGTCCGAGGCGTTGAATAACGGTGTCGATCCGTCGTGGGATGGAAACATCTTCACGACCTACGGTGGCGCCACACGAAACACGGTCATCGGGCCGGCACTGAACAGCGTGCCGCTGTTCCTTGGAAATTCCTCCGGTACTCCCGGCCAGATCGACTTCAACGCGCTGATGCGCCTCTGGGGTCAGACCACAGTCACCGGCGGTAAGCCCGACCTGGGTATTACCAACGTGCTTGGATTTGTCGCGATCGCCAACGCGCTCGATGCGCAACGGCGCGACGTGTCCAACAAGAACCACGATATTCAGTGGGATGGTTTGACGTTCAACGGCGTTGAAATCTTCGCCGATCCGCTGGCTCCCTCGTCCCTGGCAGCCGACTTCCTGTCGCTGGCAGCAACAGGCGGTATCGGTGGAAACAACAATCTCGTCGACGGCTCCGGCCTGTCGACGCAGACAGGATCGTTCCTGTCGCCCACGTACGCAGGATTGGCCACCGGTGCAATTTCTCTGACCGGATCCAATATCCCTTCGAACACGACAATCACGGTCGGC